TGAACATATTGCCAATAATTGGTACCTTTGACAACGTGGTTAAGCCAGATGAAATCTGACCCAACCCAGCACTTGGCGAAGAATTTTCACGAAGACTCATCTCTTCAATGGCCATATTACCAGTAACTGATGGAACTGCAGTAGTTATCATAGCAGCCCCAGTTGGGAATTCTATTTCAACATCAGTTAACCATGCCCATACCGTGTATTCAACGTTGTCCGGAGTAGTAACAGAAGACAAAGGTGAGTAGACTACCAAATAAACCGTACCAAAAGAACCCTGCCCCGTAACTAAGTTATAAAATAAATGTGGGGAAACATATGGAATTGATAAAGTGGCTTCAGTTCCAACACTCAAATCCAAGTCTGTACGAGGACATCCCGAACGACCTTGCAAAGTCGAATTAATAAGAGTAACCCTATTCGGCATATATTGCGCGTACGGAATATATTGCAACATAAGCCTTCCCGCTTGAAAGGGCTGAGAATTTACCTGAATTTTAACATTCAATGTAGCTCGAAGTCCAACAAAACCCTTTAACTTTTCTTGATACATAGTATTAGTTAATAAGACATCTGGAAACTGAAAAGAATTCAACTGAGTTGCCTGAGTAGCAGTAGTTGACCAGGTAAGACTAGACCCAATTATAATAGGACGCGATAAAAAATCTTTTATACTATGTTCTCGATATTCTTTCGCGGACATAGATAGATATTTTGTATCAATAGGTACCAAATCTGGTAAGGCATCAGCAGAAGGCGTGACACCCTGAGCTACATTTGTGAGAGTTTGTTGCGAGGACAAGGAGATCTCACGGTCTCCAAGCTCGTGATTTTGCTTATTTAAAGTATCTGCAAGCTAAATCTTATTCTCATGGTCAGCTTAAACCGTAGAGAAGCAGTGAGTTTGCCTGGATTTAAGGGGGCTGCCCAAGGACATCCTGACAAGTAAAAGTAAATACTTAATCCTATATTTTAAATAGCAATACATTGTTCCTTTAGACTCACAAAATTATTGGAACAATGCAAGATCACATTTAAAAGTACGACATCAATTGTAAATTACGACCAGACTTGACGTCACGAATCATGGTCGAATAAGAAGAAATAAGAGGAAAAGAATTATTTAAAAACAACTTTTTATTAGAAAGTAACAAATCACACAAAGACTCATATTTTTCCCTTCCATGATAAACCATCTCGCGAAGAGCCGTTTCACAATTCTCTTTAACAGCAACATATTCATCCAAGTTGAACTTCGATTCGCGAACCCAATTCATCATTTCATAAATTGTTTTCTCTTCTAAAGGTCCAACATAACCCCGTAAATCGGGATTTTGGAAAAAAGAGCGTTTCAGAAATTGTACCTCATCCAATCCACGTGAAACAAAAACTCTACCAGATTTGCATTCATCCGTATAGATATGACCAATATTGGCGAAAGCCCGCGTTAAAGATGATTGGTTAAACCACATTACAACTCTATCATCAACATTAACCACATGGTCATCACCATATACTATCTCACGAACATAATTTGAATATTGCCGTTGGTGTTGCAAATCACCATGCTTCATAAATTCAGTATCCAATGAATCAGAAATTAATTTCTCGTCAAAATCAAAGGAACCGGAAAAAATATCATTCCATGCCAAACGCAAAATGTATTTTCCATAAATAGAATTCAAAATAGCGGTAAAAGGATTACCAGATGGCTGAGAATGTGTCCACATATAAAGATTGTCCCCATTTAAGTGAACGGAGTGAACAACATGATTCCACAATCCAAAAACAACATTATAATCATGCTGGGACAAACTCATTCGACGTCTCAACCAAGGCACATAAACATCATGGAAAATAGACC